GAGAAATCACACAATGGCAGGTCGATTTTCGCCAGCCTAATCACACCTATTTGATTAATGCAAAAAATCAAATTGTCGCATATGCCAAATGGCATTCAAAAACAGATATTCAGATATTCAAATCACGGAATGTTTTAGATAAAAAATACCGCAAGTTTGAGGTTGTTAAACATGCTGCTTTATCTAAACTAGTTCCCAAATTTCAGCACGAAGATAAAAAAGAAGCGGCAGAAAAAATTATTCCGTCAGAAAATATCCGTGTTTTCAATGTAAAATCAAAATCTAAAAATAAAACATATGTTGTGACATTCAGTAAAATTAGTAAGCAAATTAGTTGTGGTTGTACCGGGTTTGGTTACAGAATGACCTGTAGCCATGTGAAAGCAGTTTCAAATAAACTTGGAGTTTAATTATGATGAAATATACCGTATATCAAATCAACCTGTCTGACAAAGATTATGAAAATCGTGACTTGCGTGAAATGTACCTTGACACTACCATGAATCCTACAGCAAAAGCAATTGAGAAAGCAAAAGATCTTTACAAAAGAGTAGCTGAGATTGATGCAAGTGACTTCCAAGAAGTATTTGAAATTGGCAATATTGGCCCTGTAGAATGTATTCAGAAGATTCGACCAATGCATAGTGTTTCCGTTGGTGATATAATTGTGCGTGAAGATGGTGTGACGATGTTTGTTGCACCGTTTGGTTTTAAATCTGTTTCTTTTTAATTGGAGTTTGTTATGATCAAAGTTTTGAAAATCGCAAGTGAAATTAATGGCCTATCGGATCGTGAGTTACGATTGTTAGCAGAATGGATTAAAGATCAACCTGCAAGCTCTTTAGTGAATTATATTTCATTTGAATTGCAAGAGCGTGATCCTCTTAATATCGAAGTACAAGAAGCTATTTGTTAATATGACAATCATCTACACTTATCAGCGATCCAGAAAACGCAAGCCCACCGCCAAGCAGCGTGAGCTTGCAAAACAATGGGAAGAATTACTTGCAAAACACGCACCAAAAACCACTCATGCAACCGTTTCTCAGCGGCCGTTGCAGCGAGTTGTACCGTACCGCCGTGAAACGCCAAATTATCCATCACTTAACACTACTGAATACAACACCTACAAAAAAGACATTCAGCAATACACCGGTGACAAAATGAAAGGCATTGGTACTTTGCACAAATCAAACGCCGTTCCTATCTTTACTGATGAAGAAGCGAAGGATCAGGCGGCGATGAGAAGGTAAGTTAGTACTCACTAACCTGCACCTGGAAGTGTTGTTTTTAAGCAACATTATGGTTGACAATTATACCGTTTTTTGTTATAATGGTAGTATTGAAATTGAGAGAGGTTATATTATGCGTTTATTGACTACAGGCAATCCCAAGGTTCTCAAAGGTATGAAACAAGGTTACATGACCTATATTCTACACCTCGCACCCTACACTCTTTCAGGTTATAACGTTTGTGCAAAAGCGACCAAAGGTTGTATTCTGACCTGTTTGAATACCTCTGGCCGTGGCGGTATGTTTAAAAAAGGCGAAACGACAAATGCAATTCAACAAGCTCGTATTCGCAAAACAAAATTGTTTTTTGAAAATCGTGCGGAGTTTATGAAGCAATTGGTCGCTGACATTGAGTTAGCAATTAAACAATGTGCTAAAACAAATATGATTCCTGTTTTTCGTTTGAACGGCACCTCTGACCTTGCATGGGAAAAATATGAAGTGACGGTTACAGATAAAGTTGGCCGCTCAATTGTTTTCAAAAATATCTTTGAGGCATTTCCTTTTGTGACATTTTATGATTACACCAAAATACCTGGTCGTAAAGTACAAAACATTCCTAATTACTCTCTGACTTTTTCAGAAGCAGATGGAAATGCTCTTGATGTATTAAATGCGATTCGTGCAGGCATGAATATTGCAACGGTGTTTGGCATCAAAAAGAATGATGCTAAACCTAAAATGTGGAATGGATTGCCTGTGATTGATGGTGATGAAAGTGATTTGCGTTTTCTAGATCCAAAAGGTGTTGTTGTTGGTTTGTTTGCAAAAGGCAAAGCCAAAAAAGACACTTCTGGTTTTGTGAAATATCCTACTTTTATGATGAAGGCAGCTTAATGAATAATACAAATTATGATAAACGCCATGGCGGCCCGTATGATCGTGGTTCAGCAGATGCATATTATAATCGTTCTTATGAGCCTCACTATTACAAGGGTTCTACTTATAGTAGTGAATTAGTTGAATTGAAAGATATGACAGCTGACGAAATTACAGCTTACACGGCAGGTTATAAAAATGAAACTGATCGAAAAGGTTGGAGATAATGAATTCAATTGATAATTTTGAAGTGTACAAAATGCCAAATCGCAGAGCAATTTATACTCGCGTGCCAATTGATCAATTAGATCTGTTTCGCAAAGTGACAAAAATTTACGGTTTAAAATTTAAAATGCGGTATCGTGGTTCACGTTTTAATGTACCATCTGCTGCACGGCGTTTTGGTGTAAGTAAACAAACCACTTGCTTACTTGAAGATGCAACCCATTTTTCTGTTTATATGAGGTGATTTATGACGATTCGCAAAAAAACAAATAAAGAACGGCCACTTATTGATCTATCTGGCCCACAAGGTAACGCTTTTTATCTTATTAGTGTTGTAAAACAAACTTTTCGTAGGTCTGGTGCTCCTGAATTAGGTGATCAAATTGCTGAACAAATGATGAACGGTGATTATGAACATTTGGTTAAAACCTTTGACCTATATCTCGGCGAACATTTTGACATTGTGAGGTAAAGATGATCGGCAATTAACCTAGAATATCTTGACAAATAAACCGAAGTATGTTACTATTATTATCCCTAAACTAAATGAGGTATCACTATTATGGCAAAAACTATCAAACTCAAACCCTTTGAAAAACTTCTTACCGTTATGATTTCTGGTAAGCCCGTAACAATTGAAGAAATCGATGCAACACTCGGCAACGAAATTTATATGTATCGTTTGTCGACCTACATTTGGCACATTAAGACCTTTGCTAATGGTGTTGTGAAGGCAATCAAAGATGGTCGCCGTGTTACTGCTTATCAGGTCATCAATGTGAAAGAAGTTAAAGAATACATGGATCGTGCTGGTGTTACAAAGGCCAATTTTGTTCCTGGTCAAGTGACAAAGAAACCGTCAATTGCTAAACTTGCTGATCTTGCTGCGAAACCTGCTAAGAAAGCACCAGTCAAAGCACCTGCAAAGAAAGCTCCTGCGAAACCTGCCAAAGCACCGGCTAAACCTAAGAAAGTTGAATCAGTTGCCGCTGATGCTGACTTAGAAATTGCAGAAGTTACCGAGTAATATCTCCGTGAAAATGGGGGAGTGAGCGCCACACATGGACGCCTACTCTTAAACGACAGCGAATGTCGGGACGACATGCACCGTGCCCCTTATATTATGAAAAGGAAATCAAATGATTGAAATGTTAAACGTAAGTGAAAAAGCTGCAAAGTTTATGATGGCAAAACCTGGTTCTTTCTTTGTTGTACCTAAGAATTCAGAAGTGCCATTTGAGACTTGTGCAAAATTTGGTGTAAAATTGTTTGTCAAAAATATGAAAGACAAACCCTTTAAAGTTATTAAGCGTATTTAAGAGCCCGCCGAGGTAACGCTTGGCTACTGTGACCCGCAGGAAGGAGAAGTGAGTTCGTGACTCACGGGTGGTTCTGAGATTGATAGTCTCACATCGAAAGATGCAGTCTAACCGAACTGGCGTTGGCAATACGAAAGTCTCTGTGGTGGCGAGTGGATGGAAGGCACCCTATCCGGTGCTATATGTACCACGATCACAGAGAAGCACCCTTACTATGGAATAATTATGAATAAAATTCAAAAAGAAATTATGTTGATTGCACAAGAAGAATGTGCAGAAGTGACACAAGCAATTAGTAAATGTTTCCGTTTTGGTTTTGATTCTGAATATAATAATCGAACAAACCATGAACGGTTAACTGAAGAAATTGGTGATTTGCTTGCGATGATTGATTTGATGATTGAGTATGGCATCATTGATGAATCATCTGCTCAAATGGCATCTTCACAGAAAAAAATTAAATTGAAAAAGTGGTCAAACATTTTTGAAGATCAAGATCGATATGAAACGGTGAATTAAATGAATTGGGCTCTAGTTATATGGTTAGCAGTACCCACTAATTATACAGTTTATGATAAATTTGAAACACTAAAAGCCTGTCAAGAAAAAAGAGATATGGTAACTAAAGCGTTGACACAAGCTAAATCTGAAATGAGAGTTACATGCAGGCGTGTTGATGAATTGGTGAGTGAATATGATCCTAAGATTACTACCTTTCCTATTTACCTTTAGTATCGCCAACGCTGCAACAATCGGCATCGGTGATTACAGATACGGTCCTGATACGACACAAAATTTCGCATGTAAAATGGCCGAAGATCGTGCCAAAGAACATGCGATTAGTCGTTTTTTGGGTGAGTCAATTGATACGGTATCATTTGAGACTTGTAGGAACGGTGAATGTATTTTCCAAAAAGATACAATTAATGAAACAAAAGGTATTGTAAAAAATATCGTAGATAAAAAAGTTGAAATAATTGAGAAACCTGGTTATTTAAATTGTATTGTCACTATTCAGGCGAATGTGGTTAAAATAACCAATAACATTCGTTTTGTGATATTTGATGACAATCTAACATTTCGAGAAAATCAAGAAGTAAAGTTTACAGGTATTTCAAATCGAGAAGGCAAATTAGTGTTGTTTAATTTCTACAATGGCAATTATTACCGAATTTATGAACATAAGATTGCCACAAAGAATGAGAAATTTATGTTACCATCCTCTAACAATAAACTAGTGGCAAAGTTGCCTACTGGTGAAACACAATCCAAAGAATTGGTAACATTTGTGTTTTTTGAAAGTGAAGTAAAGGTGAAAGATTCATATACACAAAAAGATCTGAGAGAGTTTTTATCTTCAGTACCTTATGAATCTTATCGTGTTGTGAATCGTCATGTACATATTACGAGGTAATCATGAAAAAGTTTTTATTAATTCCTGTTGTTTTCGCATTAACGGCTTGTGGCACTTTTGAGACCAATACAAAACTGGCTATCAACGCACCAGAATTTGGTAGTAAACCTTCACAAGGTGATGAAGTAAAATATCCTAAATGGTTTACTGAAAAAGAAAAAGACGATGCGCTATATGCCGTTGCTACTGAGTTCTCAAAAGATTTTCAGTTTGCTGTTGACAAAGCGATGTTGTCTGCAAAGCGTGAACTCGCATCTAATTTTTCATCACATGTAAGTGCGATGTTAAAAGATTATGCAGCTGAAGTTGGTGAATTAGATTCATCTGTTGTTCGTGAAATTGATCGTACCACTAAAATGGTTATTTCACAAGTAAATCTTGTTGGTGTTCAGCGTACACAGTATCGTGTTCAATATGAGAAAGATGGTTATCGTGCCTTTGTAAAATTGCGTTATGCTACTGATGATTCAAATAAACTTTTGATTCAAGAGATTAAACGTAATCGTCAATTAAACGCTAAACTACAGGCATCTAAATCTTTCAAAGAACTTGAGAGCAGCGTTAACAAAATTGAAGGTAGAAAAAATGTTGAAGAAAGTAATTCGCAATAATGAGGTAGCAGTAATTTACTCACCTGGTTTTGGTGCAGGTTGGTATACTTGGAATCAATTGATTGATAATTCAGAGCAATTGCTTTTTGATCCAATTATAGTTCAAATTCTTGAAACACAATCTGATAATTGGTTAGATCAATTATTAGAATATATTGGTGAAGAATATCCAGATGCATATACTGGCGGTGTAGATGATTTGCGTTTCGATTGGATTCCTGTAGGCACTAAATTCAGAATCCAAGAATATGATGGTAATGAGCGCATTGAAACTGAAAGAGATATACCATGGTTGATCGCTTAATTAATTACCTCAAATACAGCGGTGCGTCTGTTACAATAACAATGAATCCGTACCATTGGGTGTGGATTCCTTTTTTTCGTTTTGGTAAAAGTGAAGAAGCCTGGGACACCGCACCAACAACAAGAATTTGTTTTTTATTCTTAACTGTAAGAATTTGGCTAGATGATGGGAGATGGTAATGTCAAATATATTTGATTTAGAACAATCAATTATGAAATGTTGGAATGTTGTTGATGATATCGATTTATTATATAGAAATGTATGTGATAGATCAACTCCTTTTACTGAGGATGAGATTGCAAATCTTCTTCTTGGTATGAAACAACTATATCAATTAAAATTTGAAGAATGTTTTGAACAATTTGAAATGATGTGTAAAGATTATCATCAACTGAGAAAATTTAAAGAATCAAAATCTTTTAGTGATATTAAAGAACAATTCGAATGAACATTTTCTATCTTGACCGTGATCCGCAAACATGTGCTGAAATGCACCTCGATAAACACGTTGTTAAAATGATTATCGAATATGCTCAACTCATGTCTACGGCTCATCGTGTTCTTGATGGTCAAGAATACTATGACAAGACCGCAAATGGTCGAAGAATTAAGCGTTGGCGTTTATTTGATGAACGTGAGGCACGACTAATGAAAGCATCACACATCAATCACCCATCTGGTATATGGGTAAGAGCCAATGTTGCAAACTACAGGTGGTTGTTTACAATGTGGGAGTTTTTGTGTAAAGAATACACTTTTCGTTATGGTAAACAACACGCCTGTAGCCGTTTGTTAAATTGTTTAGATGTGGCACCAAATAAAATACCTGGTGGTGATTTTTATCCACCCACACCTGCTATGCCTGATGAATGTAAGATCGCTGGCGATTCATTGGCCTCATATCATAAATATTATATTGAGCGCAAAGCACATTTCGCTAGATGGACAAAAAGAGAAGTACCAATTTGGTATAAAACATCATGAGCATATTAAGAGAAGTAACCGAAGAAAAACATCGTAGAGTTGAAAATTTACCTTTTATTCAGTATTTGTTGAAAGGTAATATTACGAAGGAACATTATGTTTATTACTTGTATGAAATGTTGCAAGTATATAAATTGCTTGAAGAACTTTCAAAAAGAGCTGGTCTTTTTAATGATTTAAATGGATTAGAAAGAACAGATAGAATAAAAGAAGATTTAGATGAACTAGATGAAAATCATATTCATCGCCTTAGTGTAAGCACTAATAAGTATTTAGATTATTTGACAGAACTTTTTAATTCTGAAAATAAAAATCATTTGTTTGCTCATGTCTATGTTCGCCATCTCGGTGATATGTATGGTGGTAAATTAATTGCTCGAATAGTTCCTGGTTCTGGTAAATGGTATCAGTTTGATAATCGTGGAGAATTGGTTAAAAAGTTCAATGAAAAACTGAAACTTGAACATGCAAACGAAGCATTAAAAGCTTTTGACTTTTGGGAAGAAATTTTTAAAGAGATGTGGCAGAAATTGCCTAAATAAGATTATAATATGCCAACATATACGTTCCGTAATAAAGACACGGGTGAGATTTTTGAACATGTAATGAAAATGTCCGAATATGACGATTACATGAAATCACACCCCTCAATAGAGCGCTACCATGAAGCGCCAGCTACCCTCGTTGATCCCACCACGGTTGGCGCATTAAAGCCACCATCAGACTTCCAAAAATATGTAATAGGAAATATCGAAAGAAGAAATCCTGGTCGAGCACATTCAAAGAAATATTCTGTACCAAAAGAATGGTGAGGTTGTAATTATATCATGCTAACTTCCTGTAGGAGAAAGTATGGCAAAACGAAAAGGCATTGAAACAAGAGCAGCACTTTTGCAACAACACTTTAAGGGAGAATTAAGAAAAGCAGATGAAAATGAATTGGGTGAATGGTCACATGAGAACATACAAAAGAATAGAGAAAGGTATATGCGACAACACTTTCCATGGTTAGTGGAAGGACATAAATCGCCAGGATAATGAAAACATTTAATCATGTAAAATTGAGTGAACTTAATTTTGAATTGGAATCAGAAACTACAGAAGCGGGTAGGACTTACAAGACACCAGGAGGAAAATCCTACCCGTCTATTACAACAGTTCTATCAAACTACAACAAAAAAGCAATATATGAATGGCGCCAAAGAGTTGGTGAACAGGAAGCAAATAGAGTTTCTCGAGCTGCCTCTGGCCGAGGCACAAAGTTGCACAACGCTGTTGAGAAATATCTTTTAAATGAAATGTCTGATCTGAAGTATCAATCAATGATGCCTGATACTAAAGAGTTATTTCTCAAAGTGAAACCTTTTCTCGATAACCATATTGGCGATGTATATGGTATTGAGCAACCGCTTTATAGTGACAGATTGCAGATTGCAGGCCGTTGTGATTGTATTGCAGAATGGGAAGGAGAGTTATCAATAGTTGATTGGAAAACTTCCTCTAAAGTAAAACAAAAAGAATATATACAAAATTATTTTATGCAATGTGCGGCATATGCCGAAATGTTTGAAGAAAGAACTGGTAAACCTATAAATCAGATTGTTGTAGCAATTGTTGTTGAAGATACAAATGCTCCTTTAATTTTTATTGAGAATAAATCTGACTATCTTTTGCCTCTTCAACAGTACATTTTGAGATATAATAATCCAATATAAATAGGTAAATGAAAAAATTGTTGTCAACCTTATTGTTTCTACCTGCGTTAGCTATAGCACAGGTCGAGTATGTTAATTTTGAAACAATATGTGTTAGTCAAAAAATGCTTGAAGAAACAACAGCGAAACACGGTGAGAAACCATTTGTGACGGCTGTAGGACATAGATTATCAGGCGACAGAAAATTATTTCATCCTGTTGTGATGTTTATGAATCCTGATACTAAATCATGGACTCTTGTTGAAAAAATTGATAATGTGTTTTGTGTTGTTGCAGTTGGCACAAAAATAGAACCATTTTTTAATAAGTGAAGTATTCGTTGAAGGTTGTAAAAGATGCGTTGGACGCCGGTGCGATTCCGGCCAGGTCCACCAAAAGCATATTGTAAGAGCGCATGAGCAGGTTCTTTACTACCGCTGGTTACGACAATCGTAAGTGAGTGTAGGCAATATGCTTCTGATGGGCCTGAAATAGTTTCGACAGCGTATGTAATCAACAACTGGAGAATCGGCAAAGCTAAAGCCGTTAGGGTTGAGACAACTCGGCCGAAGAAGCAAAAACCACAAACGCCAATGATGAGCGCTTTGCTCTAGCCGCCTAAAGGTTAGATGGGGTTTCACCAACTGCACCTTATAATCAAAGCAGTTGGTATTCTTAATTAAGGAGATTGTAATGACTAAAGTATTAACCGCAGCAGTAACATCATTATTTGCATTATCTGTTTATGCCGCTGAGCCACCAAAAGGACCAGGTGCACCAAACATTCCAGCAAATCCAAATGCTAAAAAAGCTGAACCAAAAAAAGAGCCAGCTAAAAAAGCAGAAACAAAAAAAGAAGAACCAAAGAAAGACGCAGCTAAGAAGTAATGGCAAATTACAAGAGAAAGAAATCTAAACGCTCTTGTAGATGTACATTGTGTACAAAGTTTGCATGGATGGGCAATTCTAAACAACGCAAACATGTATCCGATATTCGTAATGATGATAAAGTGAAAAGTTATGCCTCTTATTTTGCAACCTATTCAGGAGATTAAACAAGCTTCTGAACCAATTATTGATAAGGTCGAAAACACACCGATTGACGCTGTAGCTTCAATATGGATTGTTTTGTTGTTTTTTGTGATATATGTTTTTCGGAAACCTATTTTAGGTTTATGTGTTTTCTTCCTTAAATTTTTAGTTCTTTTCTTATTTGCTTATTTGACATACGTACTCACATGAAAGTAAAAATCGGACCTTATACCAATTGGATTGGTCCATATCAAATTGCTGAAAAGATTCTGTTTTTCATTCCGAAGTATGATGAAAAAACTACAGATTACACCAAGGCATACAACAAATACGTTCATGGTTTTGGTGAGTGGTTAGCTCAAAATGAGAATGGTGAAGATTCTTGGTTGACTAAATTTTGTCATTGGATTCAATCTAAAAGAAATCGTACTATTAAAATAAAAATTGACCGTTGGGATACATGGTCAATGGATCACACATTGGCACTTATTACTTTGCCAATGCTAAAACAACTACGTGATACGCAACATGGTTCACACATAGTTGATTTAGAAGATGTGCCAGAATCAATGAGAACAATCGACCATGAAGAATGGGATTCACAGCTATGTTTTGGATTCTATCACGAACCAGATTTACAAAAAATTCAATGTGATATTCATGATCGTTGGAAATGGGTTTTGGATGAAATGATTTGGACATTTGAACAATTGGTGAATGAAGATAATGATGCACAATTTCATTCAGGCAACCACGATATAAAATCTGTGCCATGCGAGTGGGATGAAAAAGGTGAACCAACCATGTACACCATGGAAAAAGGCCCTAATGATACTCATGTGTTTGATGCTGAAGGTTACAGGAAACACCAAGAGAGAATCAATAATGGTCTAAGATTATTTGGTAAGTATTACCGAGGATTATGGGACTAAATTACTAAATAAGATACCAGCATACACACACCCGCTGGTGACACACAAACACACAGGAGAATTATTATGTCAAACATGACACCTTTTGAAATACGTCTAGAGCTACTCAAAATGGCAAGAGATATGCTCAATGACGATTATTATGGCAAACGTGAACAAATCGCCAATCAATGGACAGTAGATTGTGATACTGCCAAACTCAAAGGTGAGGACCCACCGAAACATCCAGGGTATCCACCATTTCCCTCTGAATCAGAAGTTATCGCTAAAGCAGCGACTTTAAATAATTTCGTTTCTAATATTACCGTAGATAAACCAACAACAACTAAAAAATCTACCTGATGGGACAAGGACAGCTTCGGCTGTCCCCTAACAATTAAGGAGAAAGTATGAAAAGAGCAATAGTGCTTTTCACAATTAGTTTGATTGCAGTTATTATAGGATTCACCGCAATTTCGTTAACATCAGTAGCAAAAATTCCATATAAGGCATATTATGCTTTTATGTCAAATGATGCGAAACAGCAAGTAGAATGTCTAGCTGAAAATATGTATTTTGAAGCTGCACATGAACCAACAAAGGGACAAATTGCTGTAGCATTTGTTACAATCAACAGAGTAAAATCTGGTAGATTTGAAGATGATATTTGTGGTGTTGTAAAACAAAAAATAAATGGCACATGCCAATTTTCTTGGTGGTGTGAAGATAGGCCAAAGGCAATATCAACAGCAAAGGCCTTGACAAATAGCCCAAGTCCATTGTATAATGATATTAGAAACTTGGCCGTGTATGTGTATGCCAATCACGATAAGTTGGAAGACCCATCAAAAGGTGCCTTGTTTTATCATGCCGACTATGTGAATCCTCAATGGAGAAACATGGAACATTTAACAACAATTGGTAGACATATATTTTACATTCGGAAGGATATGAAAAATTGGACAAATTCAATTTAATTAAAAGTGATAATACGGTAGCTCTTTGTATTACCGCAGTTGTTTTAACTGGATTGATTGCAATAGGTTGGTATAATATACATGATCGTAGTTTAATGGCTGACAACATTAATCGAGCAGTAGAAAAAGGAATTGATCCTTTATCTGTTCGATGTTCTTATGTTCAAAGTCAAGACATTATTTGTATTGCCTTTGCAGCATCAGCACAATCACATAACGTAGCTCAACAAGCAACGACTAGAAAATAAGGAGTTTTATATTATGGCAGTACAACAAATTAATGTAAATCAGTTATCTAACACAGCTGATCGTGAAAAATTATTAAAAGTCTTAAAAGAATGTTCTGATTCACTAACACGTATTGATGGTGAAAAAGATTACATTCGTGAGAGTGTAACGGACATTTGCAAACAATTGCAACTACCTAAAAGACTTGTAAATCGAATGGTCAAAGTTTATCATAAACAGAATTATGATGAAGAAGTAGCTGTACATGAACAATTTGAAACTCTTTATGAAACGGTGGTAAAATAATGTCGAAATATACTTTTATATGTGAAGAAACTTACGGAGTTCCGGCTAAACGAACAGTTGAATTTGAAGCGGTTTCGTTGAACGACATTTTGGCTGAAGTCGAAATGTTCTTGCGAGGATCAGGATTTTATTTTCGTGGCACATTAGATATTGTGAATGATGATTGTGAAGAATTTATCGAAGATGAACAAACAGATAATTCTATTTGGAATAAAATTGTCCAGAATCACGACAAAGATCTGACAAAAAAATTCACCGATGATACTTTTGGTAAAGTTTATACGAGCGAAGAGAATAATATTGTTTTGGATTTAGGTGCCGCTCAACCCGCTTTGGATATAAATTTTGATTCTGCGTTTAATGGTGATACAATTAAAGTAAACTTAAATGAAGAAGAAAAATGCGCTATCTGTAAAATACCTAAATCTGTGATGAAATCGGAAAAGTGTTATGATGCCAATTGTCCGAAAACATCTTGGTTAATGGATTTAGATTATAAACTTGCAAGTGAAAAGTAATGGCGACAAAAGAAGAAATGCGTAAATTCGCATTGGCGATTGAAGGTATGGTCGCCAATACTGATTATACTTACATTGAAGCTATCATAGAGTATTGTAAAAAAACTGGATTAGAAGTAGAAGTAGCTGCAACTTTAGTGAACTCTACACTCAAAGCGAAAATGCAAATTCAAGCTGAAAAAGCCTAGACTTCCTATATGAATGGTTATGAAACATTTGAAATCTTCCAATCACTAAAATTACATTTTACAACAGACAAATATGATTTTTTTAAGTATGGTGGCAAAACAAATGTCAGCATCACTAATTTTGAAAATCGTAAAGACAAGTATCACTATTACAAGCTATCAAGAAAGTTTAATCAAAAAGAAGAGTTAATTGACTTTATAGTTTCTAATTTTGTGGAAGAATCCGTTACATGGATTGGTGATTTGTTATTGGAAGAAGCACAACAAAAATATCTAAAACGTCAAAAAGTAATTCAGTCTTTATCGTATACTTTTGAAAATGAGTGTAGAGATCTTTTTTCGTATACAAAAGATCCAAATCAGATTTTAAAAGTTAATGGTGGTGAATATCCAATATTATTGACCAAGGCTTTAAGAAAAGAAATTAGTATTGAAACAATTGTTATTTTAAATAAAATATTGAAATTTGTACCTATTTGGACACAGAAAATTGCCGATACAATACGATGGCCAGATTACCGAAGAAAACTTGAAAAGTATGCCGCATTTCTTCCAGAAGATGTAGTAAAATATAAGTTGATTCTAAAGAAAATTGTAAATGATAACTAAGATTTATCTTGATATGGATGGTGTACTTTGTGACTTTGAAGAAAAGTTTATACGGTACTATGGTATGTTATCTTTGGCTAAAAGAGATCGTAAACAATGGTCTGTTGATTGGGAAGATTTCATTCTGCACAAAAAAGGTTTTGAAAAGTTAGATTGGTTCCCTGGTGGACAACAGTTATTAGAATATGTTCGTAACACTAAATTACCAATTGAAATTCTTTCTTCAGCTGGCGGCAAAAAGTTTCAAGGTGAAGTTGCTGCACAAAAAATTAAGTGGCTTCGCAGACATGGCATTCCTTATAAAGCTAACGTAGTATCAGGTCGTAAAGAGAAGGCCGAATATGCAACACCACAAACCGTTTTGATTGACGATACAGAAGAAGTAATTAGATATTTTACACAAGCTGGTGGCCACGGCATACTTCACAAAGATATAAAAGAAACATTAAAAAAGCTTGACATCTTACTAAATAAATGATATATTATGTTTTTGTGGATAAGTCGTTTATACACCGTTAATACTCCGTTTATACGAAAGGAAATACTATGAGCAGTTTTGCAAATCTCAAACGTGGTCGTTCTGACCTCTCTAAACTTACCAAAGCAATTGAAGCAACAACACAGACCGCTGAAAGTGGTGGTGCTGATGATCGGTTTTGGAAACCCTCTGTCGATAAAGCAGGCAATGGAATGGCAGTTCTTCGTTTTCTTCCTGCACCTCAAGCTGATGGCGATGATGCCTTGCCGTGGGTTCGTGTATTCTCACACGGATTCCAAGGACCCGGCGGATGGTTAATTGATAATTGTTTAACAACAGTAAATCAAAATTGTCCTGTATGTGAAGCAAACTCTACACTATGGAATTCAGGCATTGAAGCAAATAAGAATATTGCTCGTGATCGTAAACGTAAGCTTTCTTATATCGCCAACGTATTGATTGTTTCTGATCCATCAAACAAAGAAAATGAAGGCCAAATTAAACTGTTTAAGTTTGGTAAAAAAATCTTTGATAAAATTACAGAAGCGATGAATCCTGATCCAGCATTTGCTGATGAAAAACCTATGAATCCATTTGATATGTGGGAAGGTGCAAACTTCAAACTAAAGATTCGTAAAGTTGATGGTTATCAAAACTATGACAAATCTGAGTTTGAAAGTCCTTCTGCATTGTTTGATGGTGATGATGATAAACTTGAAGAATTGTGGAAAAAAGAACACTCTCTTAAAGAGTTCGTTGATCCAAAACAATTCAAATCATATGAAAAATTGAAAGAGCGTTTGGATAAAGTATTAGGTTCGGCTGTACCTGCCGCAGTAGCAACTAAAGCAGCAGCTGCATCTTTATCTGAAGATGATGATGTACCTTTTGATACGTCAAGTGCTGATGATGAAGATTTAGATTATTTTAAATCTCTTGCGAATCAAGACTAAAAAATCCCATGCAAGTGCAAACCCGGCCTAGTGCCGGGTTTTTTATGCTTTCATTTTGAGTATATTCTCTATCATAAAATTATCCCAAGCACTAATTTGTTGTGACTGGCTTGAGCCAGAATTTTGTACTTTGGTACTGTTATCTTGAATTATAGTTGGTGGATTTGTTGGTGCCATAGCTAAAGACATTCTACCTTCTAATGCAGACATAGAGGCACTTGCAAGTTGTGGACCAGATGTTGAAGTTTTTCCTCCTGCAAAAGACACTTTCATTTTTTCAGCACTTTTTCCAACACTTGCATTAGCGTATGCAAAATCTTTAGTATCTTTTCCTTCCTTAAAAAACTTAGTTGCTCCACCAACACCGCCGTGATGAGCAGCATAAAGTCTGGCTGCAACTTCTTCACCTGACATACTAGCATCTATAACTTTTTTTGTTACAAGAGCTTTTAAATTAGCCATTGTAAAATCAGTAAATAATTTATCTTGAAGAGCTGCATTAGCTTTAAAAGCGTCAGCATTTCCAATACCATCTTTTCCTGTCCAATTTTCAGGATTATAAACCGCGTTTTTATCTTTACTTGTACCAGGTTTTAAGTATCCGAAAGTTTCTAAAGCTTGAGCGCCGAATTGATATTTACCTAAAAATCCTAATTTGTTATCGGCTCCGTAATTTCCTCTACCTTCAAAAAAACCAACTTGTTCTTTATATTTTTCAAAATCAAAACCTTCCTTAACCGGAGAAATTGAGGCACCTGCTGCTGGCCTATTGGCTCTCATTTGTTCTATTTTACTATAAGAATCATCAGTTTCGGCAGCTCCTTTTAAAGCGCCTTCTATTTGTGTTTCTCTCATCGCTTGAGGAAGACCCATAGGTTTTCCTCCAGGAATAATTTGTCCAGAATCGTCAATATTTGGCGAAGCTCTAGATCCTTGTTCTGGAGACCAACCGCCTGGAACTTTTCCTTGAGAAACATCTTCTGAAGTTGGAGCTTCACCTCCTTGTTTTCCTAACCACCAAGCTAAAGCACCTAAAGCTGTAACTACTAATCCAATTGGTGATAATAAAGCTGTCACTGCTGCTCTAAGTAATCCCATTTCTCCAGTTAAAAATTTTGCAATTCCAAAAACATTAGCAAGTTCTGTTCCAAAAGATCTGACTGAAGCAATTAGTGGAGCTATAGCTGCCATTAATGGAGCAAACAATGTCGCTAAAAATCCAATTTCATCTTTTTTAGTTTCTACTTTTGTCGGTTCTGTTTTTCTTGCAGTTTGTCTTGCTTGAGCAGCTTCAATAGCTGCTTCTCTTTCGCCGGCTCTTTTAAAATAGTCAGAAGTTCTAGTTGCTTGTGTACCACCAAATAGATTTAATAAACGTCCAATATTCTGTTTTGTTAAATTCATATCTCTTGCCATTTGAGGCAAGACTGTTGAATTTTTTGCAGTAAGTCTGGCAAAAACTAAATTATTATCCAATTTAATAACCATTTCTTCTAATGTTACTCTTGTTGCTGCATCACCAGAAGCTTGCAAAGTGGCTAATTTATTTAAACTTTTATCTCCAGAATCTTTATCACCAACACCTTTAGCTTTATATGCTTTTAGAGAAGGAAATAAAGTAGTCAATACTCCACTTTGATCGAAAAATTTTCTAGGATCTATCGACTCTAAAGTTTTTTGACCAACGGCAGAAGCTAAGGCTCCAGTTCTACTTGAACCTTCTTTTCTTTGTCTTTTAACTACCTCTGAAAAACTAGCCATTATCGTTTCCTATTTTGTTGAGCGGTTTTAATTTTCTCATTTTCTTCTTCTAAAAATTGCACTAACATATTAACGTAAATATCTCTTTCCCAAGGTAACATATTATCCAATTCTGTCAAACTATATTTGTGGTGTTGCATTAATGCAAAGTTAGTTTGATAGTAATTACCTAAATTTTCATGACCAAAAATTAACCGAAAAAACTTTGAATTCCTTCTACATCAATATCTTCTTCATGATTACATTTATTACATTTGAATTGAAGTTTCTTTTTAACTTTTGGCATAGTTTCAAAAAATAATTTTAATTTTTCAAGTTCTTTTGTTTGTAAAGAATCAACAAATTCTTCTAATTCTTCTCTAGAAGTGTCTTTTGAATAATACATATTTTCTTCATCATAAATGTAATCAACACAATCAATAATCATATTTACGATTACACTTGCATCTTTAGCATCTTTATATTTTTCAATCATCTCAAAATTAGGATACTTCATAACTATGCCAAGTTTATCTGTAATTTCTATTTTATTAGAATGTTCTTTTTCTTTTGTTGGTTTTATTTCTAGTAAATT